TCCTGTCGAGGATTCAGGCGGCCGGCACCGGTATCGGCGTGAAGTTCGACCAAGCGGAGGACTCCCTCTGCGCCCGCCATGGCGCGATCCTGGCCCCGTACCTGAAGGCTTGCGCAGCGATCAACCGCGAGCAGCAGAACCGCCAGGCCCTGGTGATGCTGCAGCGGCTGGAGACCTGTGCGAACTGGGGAGACGAGCAAGTGCGGGCCCTCCCGGGTGCCTTGGTGGCCCAGCTGGCGGCCCTGTTCGCAAGCGAGCAGTGGGCGATGGGTGGCGGGCCGTCGCCTGAAGAGGCCCTGCGGAACCTGGAGGCCGATCTGGGAAAGTTGCGGCCGGGCGTGAGCTGGCCTGCGATCGACCCGACTGGGGAGCCTGCTTCTGGGAGCTCCGCCGCCTCTTCCCCGGTGCTGCCGAGTTCACCCCCGAGCGGTTCGGTTCGCTCCCGGGCCGGTATGCGCTCGAAGCCCTCGAAGCGGGCCACCGCCAAGAACGCCGAGGGCTTCACCAGCGAGAGCTGAGCTCGGCGCGGCTGGCGCAGCTGCAGGCCGAGGCCAACCGCATCGCCCTGATGGCCGCCGGGGGCACACCAGAGGGCGATCCGCCCACCCTGTTGGACTTCTGCTTCTGGGCAGAGGTGGCCGAGAAGCCGAAGCCCCCCGAGCAAGCCGGCGCAGCGATGCTGGCCCTGCTTGAGCGCGATCTGCTGCCGTCGTTCGTGCTTGATGGCCCGTGGCTGGCAGAGCTGGAGGCCCAGGGGCGCGGGGTCACCCCACCGCGGCGCCTGTGCTGGGCGGCCGAGGATGCGATCCTGCTGGCCCCCTACCGGGCCGATGGTGAGCACTGGGGTGGGTTCCTGGTGGCCAAGGCCAGCGCGGCGGGTCAGGTGCGACTGTTCGCCTCAGAGGAGGGCGAGGAGGTGACCCTGAGGGTGCCGGCTGACGTGGTGCCGATGCGGGCGTTCGCGGGCTGCCGCGCCAATGCTCTGGTGCCGATCTGGACCCGGGAAAACTGAGGGCAGAGAACTCATCGCCATGCCCACCACCAACATCGACTACGCGGCTGCGCTTGATATTCAGCACTACATCGTGCTGCTGCGGATGACCTCGGTGGTGCTGGAAGATGCCGCCACCGCCGCCGAAAACAACGGCGCCAATCTCTCCGCCTGGCTGAACGCCGCCAACGCCCTCTCGGGCCAGTTGCCGGTGAGCGCCAGCGGCAACAACACCACCTTCCAGCTGGTGGTGGGTGGCGCAACTCGCACGGTGACCAATGCCGCCCTGGCCAACAACGAGGTCACGCTGACCCTCGATGCGGCGGCCGGCGCCCTGGTGGGCGAGCAGATCGTTGTAGCGGCCTTGCCGGCGCCCTTTGCCAGCGTGAATGGAACCCGCACGATCACGGCGGTTACCACTGTCAGCCCCTTCACGGTGAAGTTCGCGCTCACCGGCGCCAACATCACCTCCGCCAGTGTCAACGCCGGCACTGTGACCACGGGCGTGTATCCCCTCGATGGCACCGGCAAGCCGATTCAGCTGAGCAACGTGACCGGGGCGCCGCTGAGCACCAGCACCAACGACGAAAGCGTGATCACCCATGACCAGGTGACTCGCGGCTCGGCCATCGCGATCGGCATCAGCGATTCGCACAGCTTCGCCTTCAAAGGGATGACCACCCACAAGGGGGTCGATCACAAGGTTCTGGAGGTGCTGCGCCAGTTTGCCGTCTCCGAGAAGCTGGCCGTGAAGTACCTGCGCGTGGGCCCCGGTGGTACCACCGAGAAGAAGCTCTGCTACGGGCAGATCAAGAGCAAGCAGGAGGAAGGCGATGCCGGTGCCCTGGTGAAGTACGGGGCTACCCTGTCGGCACTGGGCCAGGTGTTCACCATCTTCGACAACAACTGATCTCGTGGCAGTTGACGGGCAGGTTCATGTTGTCGAGTGCGACGAAAGACCGGGGCAGAAGCTATGGCGCATCTGCTCCGGTGGCTCCTGCCTGGTGAATCGCAACCTGGTGGTGCTGATCGAGGCCTACCGGGACCTGCTGATCAGTCAGGGGCGGATGGTTGGGGATGAGTAGGCGGAAGCCATGAAAAAGCCCAGGGATGCAACCCCCTGGGCCCGAACCGCTTCACGCAACCAATATAGATCCAGACAAGGGCGCAGCAGTGGCGCCGCATCTGTACCCGCACAAGGCTGGCCGGGGTAGCCTTCAGGGGTCCGGGTCGGCGCGGATACAACACCAGTCCCTGACTGGGAAGAAGCGCAGGGGTGGAGGGTCGAGGTGGCTCTCCTGAAACTCCACTGGAGGCCCGGCGCAACATCGCTTGACAAGTTGCGGACGGATAGCCCTACTCTTTGAGCACCTTGGCAGCAGTGCCAAGGGCACACCTCTACCCGTCTTGAGCGGGATTAACTATGAAAAATGCAAGCGCCGGCTTGTCTGTGATGCCTGCTGGCATCGAAGCCCGGTTGTGGAACGGCCACGCAATCCAGCGGCGCCAGGTGGATGGGTTCGTGAACGCCACGGCTATGTGCCGGGCCAGTGGGAAGCGGTGGAATGACTACTTCCGCCTCGATCGCTCCAGGGAGTACACCTGTGCCCTTGCTGCCAGCCTGGGAGCCCAGATCCCCTGCCGCGCAGCCGTTGCGGGAAATCCCGCTACGGGAATCCACGGCCTGATCCACGTGATCAAAGGCGGCAACCCCGAGCTGCAGGGCACCTGGATTCACCCCCGCCTGGCGGTCGATCTGGCCCGCTGGATCTCCCCCGCGTTCGCGGTGTGGATGGATGGCTGGTTTCTGGAGGCCCTTGGCGTGGCCCCCAGCCCTGCCCAGCCGGCTCCGCTGCCCCCGGCGCCCCTCCGCCCAGGGCAAGACCCGTTGCACCTCGCCGTCGCCCGCCTGCCGGCCCTGGTGGCCCAGAGGTGGATTGGCGATCCCGAGGCCAACGGCCTGATCCGTGGCATCGCTCAGCACCTGCTGCTCTCCTGTGATCCCCTGCCGGCGGTGGCCGCCCTGGAAGGTGAGGTGCGGGACTGGATCAGAGCGCTCGATCGCCGCACCGGGCAACCCCTGCTCGGCCGCTGAGGCGATGGAGGGGGCGCCCTCAGGCTCGCCCCTGGGCCTGCCCCCTCTGAAACCCCCTCACCGCCTGCTCGCTCACCAGGTCATGGCGGCCGGAGCGCACCGCCACAAGGAACACGTGGCCGGGCACCGGGGCCGTCTTGACCACGTAGAGGCTGCCATCAGGCCTCCGCCAGAACTCGCCAGCACGGAACCGATCGGCTCGCAGGGCGACTGGAGCGCCGGTGAACGGATCAGCCATCAGCCCGCTCCTCCGTCGCCAGCGGATCGCGGGCGTAGGCCTCGCAGGAGCGGGCCCAGTTGATGTTTTGCACCGCCTCGGGGTAACCGAGGGAGCAGGCCCCGTAGCAGCGCTGCCCCCCGTCGAAGCGGCTGGGATCGTGGTCAAACAGGCGGCAGGTGCGGCAAGTGCGGGTGATCCGCTCGGTATCGAGCCGCGGCAGGTCCGTGGCCACCCCGGCCCACATCAGGCCCACTCGAACCCGGCGGACGGCTTCGGGGCTCAGGCCCAGCTGCCGGCTCAGGGCGACATGGTGCACATCAGGCGCAGCGGCAAGCAGGACGCGGGTGAGGGTTTCCCGCTGGGCGGGGCTGTAGTGCCGGCTCATGCCGCCTCCTGCAGAACCGAGATCCAGACCGTCCCCAGATCGAGCAGGGGCAGGATCCGATCGCGTAGGTCCTGGTTGTGCAGCCGGATGCAGCCGTAGGTCGAGTGCAGTTCCTGCCGCGGCGCCCAGGCCCCGGGCCAGCCGCAGGCACTGCCGCCACCGTGGAGCATGATCCCGTCCCGGTATGGCTTGCTGCTGGGCCCCTCCTGCCCTTCCAGCCCCTCCAGATCGAAGGAATACCACCCGTAGGCGCGGCGCTCGGGGGTGAAGTTGGCGGCCGGGTCCGCCTCGTAGTCCTTGTAGGTCCCCTTCGGATTGATCCGGTAGAGCCCCGGCGGGGTGTCGGTGCCGGTGCGGTTCCATTCCGCCTCTCTGCCCTGCCCGCGGCACAGGCAGGGGATGCGCCACAGCCGGCGCCCATCGTGGGTCCAGGCCGTCAGGGTTTCGTGGACGTCGTTGGCGATCAGGTGGTGATCGCCGGGCTTGAGCGGGGGCCGCATCTTCGGGCCCACC